GTCGCTTCAAAGATTGTCTTCGCTTTCTCTTGGAAAGAGTCAGAGAGTTCTTCGCCTTCAAACAATGCTTTTACATCGTCAGTAAGGTCGATAGTTTCATCTTCCTGAACTGTTTCTTTCTCTTCTACGGGCTGTTCTGCAACGACTTCTTGCTTCTCGTCTGCTTCGACTTCTGCTTCTTCGTTAGCACCTCTACCGTAACCACTGGACTTAAGTCCAACAGCTCCTAGAGGACCATCTTGTTGAACAGTACCTGCAGTACCTTTTGTTTGTACATCGCCAGTCTGAGCAAATGCAGCATTAGGTGTTTTTAACTTATTGCTGTTGTCAGTTGGTTTAGAGTTCTGAGGTGTAGGTCCACCTAGATCTTCGATGGGTGCGTTATCGGGTACATAATTTGGAGTAGCCTGTTTTGGTTCTGCTGGTTTTGCACCTTTAGTAACCTGGTTATCCATCTCATGTAGTTCGCCTTTGTTAGAAGCTGCCATTTTTACCAGTCCGTAGTTCCTTAAGAATTTACTGTTATTATTTATAGATTATAGATCCTGTAAGAACTTTTGGAAAAGCGCAAGCTTATGTTCCTCAAGTTTCTTCTGATCTACGAGGGTATTTATACTCTTTTTGATATTAGATACGTTCATCTCACGAAGAACTGATCCTTCCCATACCCATTCCTTTCCTTCCATTACACCGTCTACAAATGCATCTGGTGCAGATGGATCTGCTACTATGTCAGCAGCAGTTGCCAGCATGAAGTCTTCGCCAACATAATTGACTCCTTCAATCTGACTAATAGATCCCATACCTCTAGACGAAACACCTAGTTTTACACCATCACTAAGCAGAGATTCTGCTATCTTACCCATAGGTGTTTTGAGGATCTGTGCTTTACCTACAAAATTGTTACCCTCTTGTTGAAGAGAAACAATCTTATGTGATACACGATCTAAATTGATCTGTGGACCATCGGGATGACCCAACTCACCAAGAGCACGTCCTTTAGAAACAAATGCTTCATTATAACGACCAACTTCTTTTGCCATAGTAGCAATTGGATAGCAACGTTTGTTGCGATTGACTACCTCAGCTTGTAGAAATGGTCCTGAAATATAGAGAGTCTTCTTGCCGTCTTTTTCTTCGGTAAGAATATCTACTGATTCAATTTCTTCTGAAATTAACTTCATCCTATGCCTACCTCGGAAATGTGCAATGTACATCCATCGGATGTCTCTGGTGCTAATCTAAAGATCACTGATTTCTCAATTGAAGCAGTACCAGTAAAGTCTGCTAAAGCAGAACTGTTTGCATCGACAGTAATTGTCTGTTGATAATCATTCCACTGTTGTGGAGATGAAACAGCAGTTACTTCTTTATGAGCAATAAGAGTATTCCAAGCACCGACTGCTGCACCACTCATAGTGATGTAGTCACCTACTCGAATCTTACTATCTGGATGGTTCAATGTTAGAACACAAGGGTTTGCTTTAGAAGCAGCCGTAACTGTTCCCCTTGCAGGATGTCCATACCTATAAAGGAATGAATCTCCTTTTGCTATATGAAAAGATCCAACACCTGCTTGAGTAGCGGTGTTACAAGCAACTATGTTACCTGCTTTCTTTTCATCTGAGCATGTCACATACAGTACACCAGATTTGATGGTCTTCGCAGCAGTGACAGCAGTAGTTGCATTAGCACTAGTGAGAGTACCGTGATCAGTAACTAGTGACAGTGGTTGTGATGCACTCATTCTTCTTCCTGTTGTTCTTGATCTTGGGTTTCAACTTCAGCGTTTGCCTCAGGTTGTTCCACTTCTTGTTCTTCTGGGTTATCCCCAAACAAACCAGCAGCAATATGTGGAGTCATTTTATCCACAGTATCAGCAGATTTTGCATAAAGCATATCTTTCAGAGCATCAGAGATCTCCGAAGATTTGGCATCTCCAGCTATCATATCTAATAATTCAGCAGAATCCATAATTTATAAAACGCTATGAGTTATTTATATCTTGGCTTTCTTGATATCTAGTTGTGGTGCGGAAGTCTTAGGCTTACCTTTGGATCCAGTAGTATCTGGTTTAGATGTAGGACTAGACTGAGCAGCACTTTGTGCTCCTATCTCAGCATCAATAGCACCTTGCATTAGTGCGTTTTGAGTTTCAATAGGTACACCATATCCTACTGCATTTTCCTCTTCCATCTCCTGTGCCATTTCTTCTATCTCCTCATCAGTCTGACGTAATACCTTACGCTTCACATAATCTCTTGAATAGTATGTGCCGATGTATGGTTCGATAGCAACCATAATATTGAGACGTTCAGTCATCAACTCATGGTCTTTTAATTCAGCAAAATGATTATCATAGAGATAATCAAACTGAATATGCTCTGACATCTTATCCCAATCTTCTGGGGTAACAATGTTCTTCAAGACTAATTGAGTCTTGAGCATATCTAAGAACAAGTAACTAAATCTCTTTCTTAGACGACCAACGAACTTACTGAACATTAGTTCGTCACGTAAGATCTCAGATGATCTACCTAGATTGAATCCACTGTCAGTACCAGAAATTCTAGACTCAGGTACATTCAGTGCTCTGTATAATTTTCTTTGGAAGTACTCGATGTCTGCAAGTTCGCCAAGATTTTGTCCACCTGGGAGCGTAGAGATCTCAGTACCTCTTCCACCTTCACGTCTTGGGAGCCAGAAGTCTTCGAGCATTGACATGAACTTTTTGTCATCTTTAATTTCTCCTGTATTTGCATCATAAACCAACTTGTTACGATACCTCATCATGACATCACGGAGGTATTGTTCTGCCTTTACCTTAGGTAGATTACCAACATCAATGTAGAATATTCTTCTTTCAGGTGCTCTTGATAATCTGTAGATAACAAGAGAGTCCTCAATCATTCTCAACTGGTTGAGACCCTTGATTGCCTTATGTAAGTACGATAATGTAATCTTTTTATTTCTGTCTATCAGTCCAGAATGTACATGTGTGATTGCATCCTTAGCAATCTTTACACCTTTACCTGCTACAGAACCAAACCTTTGTGCCATACCTTGTGGGTAATAGGTATAGAACTCAGTTACCTTAGCATCTTTATTGATAGTTTCTTCACCAGCATAAGGCATAACAGGTATACCCTCTGCTCCTTTAGCACCCCTTTCATTCTTAGGTTGTATCCTCATGAACTTCAGTTTCAGAGAATCAATATATCTAATTTCTTTTATACCTTCGTCAGGTTTCTTGAGGTCAATAACTTTATGATAATATAATCGACCATCAACATACCAGTTTCTAAAAATTTCGTGAGACTTCTTATCGAAGTCCATAATGTCTTTTATATACTTGAACTCATCTCTAACAACTTTCTTTAGATTGTCACTTACAGTTAGATTGTCTAAATCTATCTCTACAGGTGAATCATTTTGATCAGAAACAATCGCTTCGTTTACAACATGTTCAATTGCGGTATCACACTCAGGGTGTAATGCCATGTCACGGTATCTCTTAACAACGTCGAACTCTGTACGAAAGACACCTTCGATGTCAATGTACTGTCCGTAAAATCCAGAAGATAGAAAGTAATCAGCCCCGTCCTCATTATTCTGAGGAACTGGACTGACTATACCTTTCGACTTCTTAGACTCATCTTCAATAGAGAAACCAAAAAGTTTGGCCATAATTTATTTACCTTTACGTCTTATTTATTAGACCACAGAACCACGATTTGAAGCATCATATGCTTCCCACCACTGGACTTGGAGGGTAACTTGGAACTCTTCTATAGTATCTTGTGTATCATAATTTAGATCGATAGCACTTACTGCTGATGGCCAACATCCCTTCATATTATACCTTCTCAGGATTGGGAGGGTAGCACCATTCTGTTGTCCAGTAGAGTTGAGATCTGTTTGGGCACGACCTAACTGATTGACTCTCCAATCAGTAAAGTAATCTGTAGGATTGATTGTACCAGATCCATCAGATACTTTGATGATGTAGTTAGCCCAACGCTCAAATGCCTGACGTAATTTGAAATCACCGTCATTGATAACAGTAATTGTCCAAGGATCAAATCTGCGATCACCAGCAACCTTAAGTTGTCTGCCTCTAAATGGGACGATAACTTCAGCGATGTTTGATGCAGGTAACTGAGCACCTTTGATCATCATGCGATGAGTTGTATTCTCGATCTCATCATCGAAAATACC